TACCAAGTGTTACTAATAAACCAAGTGAAAAACCAAAACTTGTAATTAATAAACCAGAAATGGAAAAATTACATAGAGATAAGGAAATAGATAAAGGTAGATTAAAAGTTGTATATAAAGAAATACTTAATTCAAAAAAATTAAGAAACGGAAAGGAGTTATTATTAATGGGAGGAGCATATGGTCATATGAGTCATCCGTTTGATGACAAGGATTTGACATTCGGTGATTTGAAGAAAATTATTGAATTAGGATTAGGTGGTCAACTTAATCGTGAAGATAATGTAAGTGAAAAACTTGACGGACAAAATCTTATGATAAGTTGGAGAGATGGTAAATTAATTACTGCTCGTAACAAAGGACATTTGAAAAATAAAGGTAAAACTGCATTAGATATAAAAGGTGTAGAATCAAAGTTTAAAGGTAGAGGTGATATTAGAAATGCTTTTGTTTTTGCAGTAAGGGATTTACAAAAAGCAATTAAATCGTTAAGTGTAAAACAACAAGATAAGATTTTTGGAAATGGTTCAAAGTGGATGAATCTTGAAGTATTATGGCCAGCGAGTGAAAATGTAATTAATTATGATGTTACTCAGATTGTATTTCATGGAGCATTGGAATATGATGATAGTGGACGAGTAATTGGGCAGGCAAAAGATAGTGGAAGAATGTTACAAGGAATGATACAACAAGTAAATCAACATATACAAAAGAAGTATAAGATTGGAAAACCAAATTTTTTAACAGTTCCTAAACATCAAGATTTTGGAAAAATGAAAGATAAGTTTCATGGTAGATTAAAAAAATTACAAAATCAATTTGCTCTTAAAGATAACGATACTCTTGCACTTTATCATCAAAAATTTTGGGAAGAATATATTTACAATGCTTCAAAACAGTTTAAGTATAAAATACCAACTAATGTTTTGAAACGATTGACAAAACGATGGGCATTTTTTGACAAATCATATAGTGTAAGAGATATAAAAGCTACAGTTAAAAATGATAAGTTTATAGATTGGGTATTAACAACTGATAAAATTGACCATTTAAAAATGACACAAGATAATATGAAACCATTTGAAACATTGTTTTTTGAAGTTGGTGCTGAGATAATGAAAAATATTGATGGATGGTTAGCGGTTAATCCTAAACAATCAGTTCAAAAAATTAGGTCAAAACTAAAATCATCAATATCAAACGTAAGAAGTGGTGGTGATTTGAAGAAGTTAAATAAACTAAAACAACAATTGAGTAAATTAGATTCAATTGGTGGTTTGGATGCTATAGTTCCAACTGAAGGAATAGTATTTAAATATAATGGAAAGGTTTACAAGTTTACAGGTGCATTTGCTCCTATTAATCAAATAACAGGCATGATGACGTTTTAATGAGTAATATAGAAAAAATACAAAAAATGGTAAAGGGTGTTTATAAACGTCCAATACAGATTGGATATGAATCTAAAACAGATTTACAACGAAAAGAAGGTGAAGAATGGGAAGACCATAATGGACGTAAGTGGAAGATAGAAAATGGTAAAAGAAAACAAATTACTAAAGTTCCACCAAGAGGATTTGATAAGTGTAATGATTGTGAAAAGTTAATATTAAAAGATATTGACCAGAATACATACAATAGAATGCAGAGATGTTATNATTGTCAACTAGAATTTGAAGCAGATTTACATCGAAAAGGTGAGTGGCAAAATTGGGTAAAGGAACAGGAAGAAAAACGATGGGAAACTGTATTAAAAGAATATGAATCAGAAATGGAATTAAATAAAGATACTAATCCATTTGATAAAAGTGTTGCTAATGCTTTATCAGATGAAAATATAAAGAATTATAATGAGTAATTTAAAACAAGCAATTAAAAAAGAATATGTGAAATGTGTTCAAGATTCATCATATTTTATAAATAAGTTTTGTGTAATTCAACATCCACAGCGTGGAAAGATTAAATTTAAATTATATCCTTTTCAAGAAGAAGTGTTAAAAACATATCAAGAAGAATCTTATAATGTAATTTTAAAATCACGTCAGTTGGGAATATCAACACTTACTGCTGCTTATTCTTTATGGTTGATGTTATTTCAAAATGATAAGAATGTGTTGTGTATTGCTACTGCAAAAGATACTGCAAAAAATCTTGTTACTAAAGTTCGTATTATGTATGATAATTTACCATCATGGTTAAAGACTCAGATTGTTGAGAATAATAAATTGTCGCTTACATTTAAAAATGGATCACAAATAAAAGCAATTGCATCTAATGAATCTGCTGGTCGTTCTGAAGCACTATCTTTATTGATACTTGATGAGGCCGCTTTTATAGAAAGAATTGATACGATATGGACTGCTGCTCAACAGACTTTGGCTACGGGTGGAGATTGTTTAGCTATATCTACACCAAATGGTGTTGGTAATTGGTTTCACAAAACTTGGGTAGATGCGACGGATGGGTTAAATAAATTTCATACGGTAAAATTACATTGGTCTGAACATCCAGAAAGAGATCAAAATTGGAGAAATGAACAAAATACTATTTTAGGACCAACAAAGGCAGCTCAAGAATGTGATGCTGATTTTTTAAGTTCAGGTCAATCGATTGTTGATCCAAAAATATTAGAATGGTATAAAGAAAATATGTGTTGTGAGCCGACAGAGAAAAGTGGGATTGATAGAAATTTGTGGATATGGGAATATCCAGATTATTCAAAACAATATTTAATTTGTGCGGATGTGGCTCGTGGTGATGCTACTGATTATTCAGCAGCACAAGTTTTTGAATTAGAGTCATTAACACAAGTAGCTGAATATAAAGGTCAATTAGGAACAACCGAATTTGGTAATTTTTTAATTGAACTTTCTACAAAATATAATGATGCTTTATTGGTTGTTGAAAATAATAATATAGGATGGGCAACATTACAGACTATTATTGATAGAGGTTATGAAAATTTATTTTATCAAGATAAAGATCATATGATTGTAGATGCAGAACAGCAGTATACAAACAGATATAGACATACTGATAGAAATAAAATTCCAGGTTTTACTACTACAGTGAAAAACTAAACCATTGGTTGTAGCAAAAATGGAAGAATATACACGAGAGAAAATGGTCAATTTGAAGTCAACACGATTAATTGATGAACTTTTTGTATTTATATATAAGAATTCAAAGATGGAAGCTCTTGATGGGTATAATGATGATTTAGTAATGTCTTATTCTATTTTATTGTGGATAAGAGATACTGCAATAAGAATACAGTCAGAACGTTCTGAATTTCAGAGTAGTTTAGTGAATTCAATTGGAAATTTAAATAAAAGAGAGCCTATTATGACACCAAATAGGCCTAAAGAAAATCCCTGGGAAATGGATATTAAGGGAGAAAAAGAAGATTTAACTTGGTTATTGGGGTAAATTATGGCAGATAATATTTTTACAAGACTTGGCAGATTGTTTCAATCTAATGTTATTATTAGGAAAACTGATGATGATAGATTAATTGTTAAGGATTTGGATTTTACACAAACGAGTTTGACATCAAATTTTATTGATAGGTATCAACGGTTGATGCAGAATACATATTCAAATCCATATTCAGTTGCACAAAATAGAAGAGCAGCATATGAAATTCGTAAACATGATTTGTTTAGGGATTATGAACTCATGGATCAAGACCCGATTATTGCTTCGGCTCTTGATATTTATTCAGATGAATCTACTGTTGATAATATTGAAGGTGAGATTTTAAAAATAAGAACTGAGAACAGTCAAGTTAATAAAATTTTACATAACTTATATTATGATATTATTAATATAGAATTCAATTTATGGAGTTGGATTCGTAATATGACTAAATATGGTGATTTTTATTTACGATTAGATATTGTTGATAAGTATGGAGTGGTTAATATTAATCCTGTATCAGCATATGATATTACAAGATTAGAAGATCACGACCCAGCAAATCCACAACTTATTCAATTTGAAATTGAAGATGATAAAAAAGAAATTATTGAAAATTATGAGATGGCACATTTTAGACTTTTGTCTGATACTAATTTTTTACCATATGGTAGGTCTTTACTTGAAGGTGGTAGAAAGATATTTAAACAATTAACTCTTATGGAAGATGCTATGTTGATACATCGTATCATGAGAGCACCTGAAAAACGTATTTTTAAGATTGATGTTGGGAATATACCGCCAAGAGAAGTTGAACAGTTTATGCAACAACTTATTAATAAGATGAAGAAAATTCCTGTTATCGATCAGACAACAGGTGAGTATAATTTAAAATATAATGTAGAGTCTGTCACGGAAGATTATTTTTTACCAGTACGTGGTGGTGATAGTGGTACAGAGATTGAAACTCTTCCCGGTTTATCTAATAATGATCAAATAGATGATATTGAATATCTAAGAAATAAGTTAATGGCAAGTCTTAGGATTCCTAAAGCGTTCTTGGGATATGAAGAGGGATTAAGTGGAGGTAAAGCCACATTGGCTGCTGAGGATGTCCGGTTTGCTAGGACCATTGAAAGACTTCAAAAAATTATTGTAAGTGAATTAACTAAGATTGGCATAGTTCATTTATACAGTCAAGGATTTGATGATGCTGAATTAATTAATTTTGATTTAGAACTACAAAATCCATCAATGATTCATGAACAAGAAAAATTAGAAATGATGAATCAACGATTGGAGATTGCTGAAAAAGCTATGGATGTTAAATTATTTAGTCGTAAATGGGTTTATGATAATATATTTGATATGTCTGATGAAGAAAAAATTGAGGTTTATAAGAACATTGTAGAAGATACAAAACAGAAATTTAGATTAGAACAAATCGAAACAGAAGGACAGGATCCGGCAGAACAACCAGTAGGTGATGAAGGTGAAGACGATGAAGAAATGGCAAGGTCTGGTGATTGGGGTGGTAGTAAAAAAGACCCATTTAGTGGAAAGGAAACTCAAAAAGATGTATATGACAGCGATACTGTACAAAAACGTCATAGGAGTTTCGGAAAACGTGAGTTTAAAGGTAAATCGCCTCTTGCTACAAGTAAAGCACATACTGCTGTAGCACGTGAAGGTATTTTAAATCAACTCAAAAATAGATTTCCAAAGTCAAATAATTCATTATTAAGTGAGGAAAATATATTAGAAGATTAATTAATACTCTTATTCTAAAATAAACTATATTTATATATGAATAATTGTATTAAATATTTTGGAATTTTTTATGGCAAATTTTAGACATAATAAGTTGAGAAATACAGGTCTTTTGTTTGAGTTTTTACTTAGACAAGTTACTGTAGATGTTTTAAATAAAGACAGAGAATCAGATGCTCTTAAAATCATTAAAAAAAGATTTAATGAACATATGGAGGTTGGAAAAGAATTAGCATTATATAATTTATTAGTGACAAAAAAATTCAAATCAGATAAAAAGGCTGATTTCTTTTTATCTGAAATATTAAGACATAGGGATAAATTAAATAATTCTGTATTGAGACGGGAAAAGTATAATATAATTAAAGAAATAAAAGAAAAATATGATGTTAATCAATTATTTTCTTCTAAAGTACCTAATTATAAAGTATTTGCTTCGATTTATAAATTATTTGAAGGATTTGGTAATTTAAAACCTGATGAAAAAACTGAAAGTTATTTTATTATAATAGAGGGAATAACTACTTTCAATAAAACCAAATCAGATACTTTTATTCCAAAAGTATTAAAAGATAAGGATTTACGTATTTTGTCATATAAAGTATTGTTGGAAAAATTTAATAAAAAATATTCCAACTTAACTAATGAACAAAAAAAATTGTTAAAGGAGTATATAAGTAATATTTCTAATACAAATAATTTTTCTATATTTGTTGAAACTCAATTGCCTATTTTGAAAGAAAGATTAAACAGTAAAGTAAAGAAAGTTAAAGACAAAGTATTAAAAATTAAATTGCATGA